CCTGCGCGGGCTGTCGCTGAAGAGGGCTTTATGGGTTTTGGCAAGAAAGATGCGGGAGGTGAAGACGCCGATGGCGATGGATGTGTCGATGCTGCTGCTGGNCCCTGCAAACGTTGCAAGAATAAAGGTGGTAAATGGATTGCTGGCCAAGGTGGTGCTGGAAAATGCGTATATGGAGATATTACCGAAGACCAAATCCGCACCGCGACGCGCCGCACAGAAGGATTGACTATCGAAGAAAAAGCTTTGGCCGCGAAGGTCCTTAAGCTGATGAAGGAGAAGAAAAATGGGTAAAAAATGGAAAAAGCTGCTTATCGTCCGCCGAAGAGCAGCGGCAGCAGCAGAGGCTGCGGCGCCTGTTAGAACTGCGCCGGCAAGGAAAGCTGAGCCCGTCGCAGAAGCGACAGTTGTGGAGGCTCCTGTTAAGAAGGTATCGAAACCAGCAAAGAAGAAAGTGCAAAAAGTAGCAAGCAATAAAAAGGATTAACATTAATGTCTATGAACAGAGATTGGAACCGGTTTATTTTAGGGGAAAACCTTAATGAGAGGAATATATTTACTTACCTCCAAGGTCTCCAAGAAATAATCTCCAATATTAAACCAAAATCCATGACTGAAGAGCGACGGTTAAAACTGGCGAAGGAACACTTGCGTGAAGCGCGCCGATCTGCGCGCAAAATGCAAAATGAACTTCAAGTTCTCGAAGAAAGGCTGACTGTTTTAGAAGAAAGCCAGGAGCAGTAGCTTTCATATGACACTCCTCACCGAAGGCGCTGCAAACACACACCTTACCCATCTCGAAGAGTTGGTTCTTACCCAAGGACCTCAAGGCTATGAGATGGCCCGGGCGTTTCTTTTGGAACTGCTCGAAACTTTGAAAGGGAATTCTAAATCTCACGTTCAAACATCCGTTAAATGGGATGGTGCGCCGGCTATTTTTGCTGGTATTAACCCTGAAAATGGCAAGTTCTTTGTAGGGACTAAATCGATATTTAACAAAGTTCCTAAGATTAACTATACCGAAGAAGACATCATAAATAACCACGGGCACGCACCAGGACTGGTTGATAAACTAACAAAAGCATTAAAATATTTGCCCTCTCTGGGAATCAACAATATTCTCCAGGGCGATTTCATGTTTGATGACGAAATGTTGGATGTGGTCGATATCAATGGGGAGCCGCATTATCGTTTTAAGCCAAATACAATTGTCTATGCTGTTCCAGTAAATTCTGATCTTGGTCAAGAGATTGGGCAATCGAAATTTGGTATTGTATTTCACACCACGTATGATAGTCTAGATAGCGGTGCAAACTTTGGTGCGGATGTAAGCCAGCTTAATAGAGTACCAGGAATTTGGTTTGATGATGCGTTTTTTACAGATGATACCGGTACCGTAACTCTTACCGAAAACGAAGAACGCAGAATCATTAGCTTGGTTGAAAAAGCAGACGCGGAAAATAAAAAAATAGACTATAATGATCTGCCGTCTGATTTACTAAATATTTATATTAATAGTGAAATAAAGGCCGGCCAGTTCCTAGAGGATCCTGAAAATTCCTTTGCAGGTTTTATAAATTGGTATTCATCTCGGCTAGACAAGAAAATTAACAGTTTAAAAAGTGAAAGAGGCAGGTCCCGCGCAATCGAGAAAAGACAAGAAACACTACAATCGTTTGAAAACAAAAAAGAAGACATTCTTCAACTTTTTCGAGTATCTAGGCTCTTATTTGAAGCCAAAAACATTTTTATTGAAAAATACAATAATGCTGTATATAATACTAAGCATTTTGTAGAAGATGGAGCAGGAGATCTTGTAGTTTCCAATCCCGAAGGATATGTTGCAGTGGATCATGCAGGAAATGGAGTTAAATTTGTAGACCGATTAGAATTTAGTCGCGCGAACTTTGCGTTAGACAAGTCAGCTAAGTTCGTTCAAGAAAATATTAAGAAATCAAGCAATTTTACTATTCAAATTTCTAAAGATAGGCAAATAACAAAATCTCTAGGTGAGTGGCTTCAAGAAATAAAAGATACTAATCACAAATATCAAAAGCCGCCAACTCTCGTTTATAACGATATTCTCTCGGGCGTTCCCATTGTTGAAGTCGTACAGCAAGATTTTGCACAAGAAATGATTTATAATACAGTTCTACGCTATACGGCCGGAATCGTTGTGGAGCAGGAGCAAGGAGACGAAAATATCGACATGTCCGTAGTCACCCTCGATAATGAAGACGCAGATCCCGTAGGCGAGGAAGCCGGCGGCAGAACAATTGCCCTTGTCCCAGGCGCCTTCAAACCGCCTACCCGTGGACATCTCGGAATGGTCGAAGAGTACCTAAACAAAGATCAAATTGACCAAGTAGTGGTCCTCATTTCACAGCCTACCAGAAACGTCTCTAAACGAAGCATTCCTGGCGGCCGCGAAGTAACGGCAAACGATTCTGAAGAAATTTGGAAAAAACTAACTGATGCATATCCGGAGGATCAGATCTCAATTCAGAAATCTCCGATGGCATCCCCCTTTCAAGCTGCTTTGGATTATATTGGAAGAGCCCCAGCTGGCTCTAACGTAGTCCTAGGAGCCAGTGAAAAGGCAGATGTTGAAGGCACACCCGATTGGCACCGCTGGCTAGGTACCGAAACATACGCCAACGAAGGCGTTAATGTCTTTTACGGAGATTCAGCGCGAGAAATTAACGGTGGCGCCGATTTCGCAGCTAGCGTGCAGAAGCACTCTCCTCATTATATGAAGCAATTAAGTGATTTACAAGATTCAGAGTTGGTACAGCAGATGCCAAGCGTTAAAAGCGGCAAAGATCCCGCCGATTTCCATGCATCAGATATGCGCTACTTAATTAGTCAGGGTTTAGGCGGCGATGATAACGCATATCCATTACTCGAAGATTTTGTGGGTGGAGGATTAGACGAATTTGATTTGGCCATGATGTTTTCTGCGCCAAAGGAAAAGAAGCTAACAGAAACTTCCTCTATGGCCGGCGGCAATGTCGCGATAGGTGTCACCACCGCTCCTGGCTTTCCCGAAGCGGATGATGATGACGAGGAAGACGAGACTACCCAAGAAAATATTGACTTATCGATGGTTGATGAAATAATGGGACTAATTATACAGAGAGGTATTCGAAGATGAACGAATTGCAAGAACAAAACTTACGAGATAATATACGACAACTCATCGAAGTTGTCAAGCAAAAAAGAGTAGACGAGCAAAAAAGCTTGTTAGCAGAAGAAGATCGCTTACGGTCAATCGTGCGCGAATTAATCGATGTGGAACTCCGCCAGTTGCAGGAAACCACGACGCCTGATAATGATCCTACGCCTAACAAGTCTACTGGTATTAACGTTCTCGAAGATCTCCTTAAGAAAATCATTCCCGTTCTGCAAACCGATTATAAGCTTCTCACCACAAATCCCGAACAGCGCGAATCGTTTCGCGCGCATATTATTAATGCTGTCATTGATACACTCATCCCCGCCGAGGCCAACAACGAAGCCGGCGAGGAAGGCGCAGCAGTCGATTCTCTCGATGAAGAGGTCGATATTGATATTGAAGATGAGGGCGATAACGAAAAGTTCATCGATATTCGCACTGACGCAGAAAAGTCCGACGAAGAAGAGCCCGCAGACCCCCGTGACGACTTTGGTGTCGAAGGTGCTGACGAAACCGGTCGTAATGTCGCCTATAATGCCTTCAAGAAGGTAGAGACTTCCATTATCGATGCATATGAGTTACTCTCCAATGCTGAAGACCAAGAATTGTTCTATGATTACTTGATTGCTAATCTCAAACTCTATTTTGACAAATTTGAAAGCGAACTCTCCACCAACGTGGAAGAGCCCACCAACCAAGCCTACGATGACGCTAAGGCCGCTGAAGATGAAGCGGAAGCACCCGCACCAGAAGGCGATCTGGATCTTGGTGGAGAAGAAGAGTTAGATTTAGACTTGGGAATATGAAAACTAAAACATTAAATAATAATCCTAATTCCATGGCTTTGATCATGGAGAACTTTCGGCGCTATACCAACGAGGAAGATATCGAGCGCGTATATCTTTTAGAAGAAGGAAAAGTACACAAAGAAACTAAACTATCTACCTTAATTGAAATGAGGGATAATGGCGAAATCGACACCTTACAGCTAGTAGATTTAATTAATGAATCTGCCGAATATGAAGTCGAACAACTTTTATTAGAACAAGAGCAACCATCGGAACCTGGGGCGTCTAAACCGGCTGCTCGCGGTAAAGGAATGAAATACGCATTTAGAGAAAAGATCCTTACATTTATGTATTCAAAGGTAGGCGCGCATCTTAAAGCGACTTTTGGTCAAGATAAAAAAGCTGTTGGAGGGATACAAAAGCGATTATCGCAAGCCAAATCGGCTCTACAAAATGGAAACGTACAAGAAGCCCTAAAGCTTTTAAGTGTTGCTGCTTTTAAAGCTGTTCTTAAGCCTATCGCTCTTCTCGTGAAAGCATTAGGAAAAATTGTTAAGGGAATTCTGGCTATAGTTGGAAAACTGGGGCCTATTTTTAAACACCCTCTTGTCCGGCTTATATTAATAGGAGCATTGTGCGTTACTATGTTCCAAGCTGTTACCATGGGAACCGCCGTTGTTGCCGGCTTGAAAGTAGTCAACCAAGCTGCAGCACTGGCGACAGGTAAAACTGCCATAGCACACGGAGTTGGCGCCGCTGGTCAGTCGGCTATGGGGGCGCTGCGCGAAGAAGTACAATTAAACGAAGCAGAAGATCTCATAAATATAGCTTCAATCTTGGGAGATCTCGAACTCGATTCTCTCGGCGCCGCCATAATTGCGGCCGCGGCCAAGCTTGAAAATGTTGAGGTTTTAGATTATAACGAAATGACTGAGCTTGAGTACCTTGGACCAGATGGCGAGCTTATTCAAACAGTTAAAGCCGTATTTACGACTGCCGACGAGGCTTTGGGCGCCCAAATGGACAGTATAGGAATAATGAAAACTGCATTGAACCATATTCAGCGTGGCGGAGAACTGGAGGAATTAGGCGGCGTACCTGAAGCTGTCGGAGAGGCCATGAAGGCCGCGGCCACAGCAGCCAAACTACATTGTCAGAGTGATCCCGCCGCTTGTGCTGGTGCAGAGCAACTAGCTAACACTATCCAAGAAATTTGGAGTGGTACAGTTCACGCTGATCACTTTGATATGATTATACAGGATGCAAATGGTGTCACAGAACTGGTGCATCAATTTAGTCAATCCGTAGGAGTTTCTTCTGTAGCCGGCGGACAACAGGCCGCTGCAGCACTTGGACTAGGCACTTGAGGCGCAATTCATAGTCGAGACTAAGAAAATGATAAAAAGTTCAAAAAAGAACTTGACAACCAAAAACAAGAGCGTTATACTAGCATTGAAAGCGAAAAACCTTCTAGATGATAGTTTGTTAGTTAGTATTAATAATTTATCTTTAGAAGATCTGATAGCTATTAAATTAGAACTTTCAGCTAATCATATAAATAATCGGCCATATGGGTTTGACATTTGGAGAAAATCAGGTTATATTATAAAAGAGGCTTTACTGAAGTTTGCGCTTTCGACCACCAACTCTAAAAAAGACGCGGCAAGGTTCTTAGGTTTAACCTACAGTGATTTTAAAAAAGCTGTTAAACAATACAAGGTAACGAATTTTTTTAACGACGATGTGGAAGGTTTATAAATATAACGGACATTATATCATGGGTGAATTGCTAGGCTCGCACAAAACAGAAGCCGCCGCCATGAAAAAAGCAAAAAAAGAAATAGATTTTAAACATTCTCAGAGAGAAAAGAAGAAGAACGAGATACTTATTTGGTTAGATGGCGAAAACCACGAACCACTAGGAGTTATCACACACGAATTAAAGGGGACGAAACGGTCTCGACAGGGTAAGAAGAAAGGATAGTGCAAGTAGTCAAACGTACCAGCAGACTTTAAATGCAGATACAAAACATAATTGCTAATAACAATAACAATTTCGAATCTGTCCGCTTAGCGGCTTAATCGGGGGGTTGCTCAAAGCCTTCTATCCAATTTGAGCAAAACAACAGATAAGTTGTAAAAATCAAAACCATCTGATGCAACAGGACGGTCAGCGTCAGATTATAACCGTCTATTTTGTTAATTTATGAAAAAAATAACTAAACTTGTGAATGACTTGAATTTTAATGTGCTTTGGACGCGGGTTCGACTCCCGCCGTCTCCACCATTTAAAATAAGATGTATTTATATCAAAATAAATCTAAAACAGCTGTCGTTCTAGTTAATCATAAAGTGTGTTCTACGTCATTAAAATCACATTGTGACGCTGGAGAAATTGATAAGATTGCGAATGCGAGTCTAGAGTATCGAAAAGTGGCCCAGGATCCTTTATTTTATAAAATGATAATAGTCCGCCATCCTTGTTCAAAAATAGAAAGCTTTTATAAAGATCTTTTCTTATCGGAGATACATGATGGAGCTTGCGGTTTAACCAGATCCCTAATTCCGGGTACTTTTGAGGAATTTGATGAAATTTTAGATTCCCAATCTTCGTTAGAAACATATATATGTATTCACACTGGAAAATTAAAAAGTCGAACGTCGACTGGCGGACTTCCTTTTTGGGTCCAATTAGCTGCAGAAACATGTCAATATTTTACTCCCAAAGATTATTTTAATAAAAATATAAGTTTTGAGCGATTTATTATCGAAGGAATAAAAAAGGGATATGATGGTAAAGGTCACCTTTGGGAACAAACAAGAGTGTTAGAACGTTGTCAATTAACAGCATCTGATTTAGATGAAATTATAAAACTTGAAGTTCCAGATTTTAAAAATTTAAACCACTATTTTAATATAAATCTTGTTCATAAAAATAAAAGCTCATCTAAAACATCATTAATATGGACCCCCGAGATGAAACAAATAATTTATGAAAAATATAAAAAAGATTTCGAAGAATTTGATTACAAAGCATGACGAATTAACAGACGAACAATTAGAACACGTATGCGGCGGCATGCGAAAAGAAATGTTCGATATTTACGCAACAGATTTAATAAACAACAATTTATTCTACAAACAAAAGGAAAAACAATGAAAACAGTAGAAGTTGGAAACAACGTAAAAGTCCACTATGTAGGAACCCTTACAGATGGCACAGAATTTGATAGCTCGCATAAGCGAGGTGAAGCGCTTCTCGTAGAAGTGGGATCCCCTGGATTACTAAAAGCTTTTGATGAAGCAATCGTGGGAATGACCGAAGGTGAAATAAAAGAGATCACTCTTTCCGCCGAGGAAGGATATGGAGCCCGAAACCCTGAAGCATTTCAAACGGTGCCGAAGGAAGCCTTCGGATCAGAATTTCAATTTGAAGAAGGTCAGACAGTGCAAGGCAATGGACCGTATGGNCCTTTTTTGGCTACGATCAAGCAATTGGAAGAAACTGAAGTGGTATTGGATATGAATCATCCTCTCGCCGGCGAAGCGCTTAAATTTCAAATTGAAATGTTAGAAATAATTCCGGAAGGAGAGTAAAATGAATTTTTTAGATAAATTTAAGAGCATTATTACATTTGATAGGCTGACAGTAGGAAACAAGGAAGTAAAATCAACATCGACGGCTTCTAACACGTCTGCTGTCGATTTGTCAACACTTAAGGTGACAGAGTTAAAGGCTCTTGCTAAAGAGCGAGGGCTAAAAGGCTATTCTACTCTTAAAAAGGCAGAACTACTCAGCCTCTTAAATGCATGAATTGGCTTTTAACATTACTAATTGGATGTCTTCCACCATTAGCATATAGAAATTATGCCGGCACTAATTTCGACACCACTCGAAGCTCGTGTGTAGATGCATTATATGTTAANTTAGACAACTCCAAATGTGATGATGCGCTAATTTTCAATTTTCCTCGCAATGATTATTTTTTAGTACGCTGTATTGATAATAATCCCGGAATAATTGATAATTGGACAATTCACTCTTTTTATATCGCCTCTCGATATAATACCCCAACATGGACCACTTTTATGATGGATGAGTCATATACGTGGTTCTGTTCAGACCAGCAAATGGTCGTATACACCAAACCAAGGAATTGAAATGTATATAATTTCAGAAATGTGTTTTTTCATGGCCGCACTTACTTTCGGCGCATTGGCAGGGCACTACATAACCAAAGATTACTATATCAAACAACTATTAACAAAGGAAGGAAAATGAATAGATTAATTTTATTGTCGCTGCTGCTTATACCAGCATGCAACAA